TCTTTGAAACTATCCTGGCAAATACAAGATGATGCTGCAGCAATAGCTAGAGATACACAAGATGCTTATTCTTTTGTTGCTTTTCAGATGCCTTACTGGACAAGATTGATACAACATGTACTTGATTGGGGTATGAACGCTGAGGAAGCAGAAGAATTTATACGTTCTAAGTATACTAGATGGTTAAGAGATGGTTCCGGATTTTATAATTATGAGGAAGAAAATGTTAATCCTAGAGAAGCAGAAATAAAATTTAAGGAATTACTTAGTGACGCGGATGAAAGAAAAGAAGAAATTATAGCAGATATTAAAAACTGGGTAGCATCTGGCTTTGAAAACGGTGAAACATATAATACCAGAACTGTTAAAAGAAGAGAAGCACAAAGACAAGCTTCTCTGAAATTTGGTTGGAAAGTACCTATACCTCAAACTAAAATACGATTTATGAGTTATCAATATATTCTTTTAACATATTTATTATCACTGCCTAATAACATCGCTAGTTATACTGATTTAAAAGAGTATGGCAGTATCGATTCTATACAAGGAAGTAGATCTTTTCAAAAAGCTATATTAGAAGGATTTGTTAATAGAATAGGAAGAGGCACTTATAAATTAACGCCAAAAGGTGTAGAAATTGCAGAACAATTAAAAGTAAAATATAAAGATGACGAAGAAACTTATGCAGCTACAGCTGACAATTATGATGATGCTTTTGGCAATATGGAGAGTTCTCTCGTGTTTAATAATGTAAAGAAAGGACAAGAAAATGGACCAGGACAAGAAAGTGGTGGCCAAACGCCCCAGGAAACCCAAAGCCCCCAAACGTACATGGAAAAAGGGTTTAACAAAGGCGTTAATGAAGAAACACCGCAGCACATTCAAAAAGCTGTCATAACGTACCCTACTGTTTATGATATAATAGGAGTACATGATGATGTGATACAAGAATTTGGTGGATTACAAGGAATACTAGCAGGTGGTGAGAATCGAATAGACGCCGCCATTGGTAGAATGCAATCTGGTTTCGGAGATCAAGAGTTTTATGTCAGTGTTTTAGAAAAAGCCGCTGTACTGTGTCATTCTATAGTTTCAACACATCCGTTTAATGACGCTAATAAACGTACAGCTTTTGTAGCTGTATTACATTTTTTACATGATAATGGTTTTGCATTAGATGAATCAGATGCATTAGGTGATATTATTATACAAGTAGCAGACAATAGTGCTAATTATGAACATTTACTTCAGTGGTTGCAAACTAACGCTCAAGCAGTTGCAGCAACCCATGGGGAAGCATTAAAGAATTTGACTTGGCAAGTACAACCAGAAGAAAAAACACCACTAGATCCAAATATAGTTTTAAGATTACTACAGAAGGAACTAGATGATGAGAATACTGCTGTACCAGATAGTTTCGAACAACGTTTTGAGTATGTGTATCCTTTGAATTCTGGAGAGGTAGATTATATAAAATATCATCTTGGGAATGTTAACACAGGAAATTATGATTTTTATTACATAGCAGAGAGGAATGCTGGGGCAGAGTCAATATATGATTTAGCAGGAGCCAACAGTAACGGGGATGTAGAGTTAATAGATACAGCTTTTATAGAGAATTTCTCTGAGATTCCTGGTCTGGAAAGATATAGTAGTTTGAAACTAAGTTGGTCTGAAAATGCTATAAAAAATCCTCAAAATATAAAAAGGGGTGATTTTGTGGTATTTGAAAGAGCCCCGAGAGATGAAAATTATGAATTTTATGTAGAACATATAGGTACTGCACAAGAGTTGTTACGTTATGATTATACAGGATTACTTGAAGAAGGTTTAAGAAACGGTAGTATCTTACCAGATACGATGTGCGCACATTTGCAAGAACTAGCTGACCATAGAGCTTTTAGAGACGGTTATGAACCAATGGAATTTGTAAATGTTATAAATGAATTACAAAAGGTAGAACAAAAGGTAGAACAAAAGGCGGTAGAATAATATGGGAAAAAGAGTAGTAGGCGGACATTTTAAGAAAGTAGTAGCCGGTACAGAATCTAATTTCAAAGGTGCTTTAAAAGAAAGAGAAGTACCTATGTCAAAACCTGTTCGATCTTTCGGTTCCGCTGATCAATCTAGAGATGCAAAACTTAAAAGCTTTTCTGGTATGGATGTTCAAAGAAACGCTCCTTTATTTAACGACCCTCGTTATACGAGCAGCACTCTTTCTATTCCTACAGATAATAGAACTTTACACGGTCTCTATAGATTTTTTACAGAGACAGATCCTATTGTAGGTGCAAGTTTGAAAATGCACTCTGAACTGCCCCTTGCAGATGTAGGATTAGGTCAATGTGAAGACACAGGTGTGCAACAACATTTTGAACAAATGTGGGATAATATAAATGGTGTAAAGCTTTTAACAGATATAGTATCTGAACATTACGAAATAGGAGATGTGTTTCCATTTGGTGCATTTGATGAAGCTAATTATATGTGGGATCAATTCGCCATATTAAATCCCGATTATGTAAAAGTAGATTCAACATGGGTCAATCAAAAACCTTTAATTAAATTGATTCCAGATGAGAATCTAAAAAGAATCGTACAATCAAGAAGCCCACGTTTTATATTTGAACAATTACCACCTGAAGTAGTACGTTATGTACTTTTTAGTAAAGAAATACCGTTGGATCCAAATAATGTATTTCATATATCTCATGCAAAACGACCATATGAATTAAGGGGAAGATCCCTCATAAAGAGAATATTGAAACTTTTAATGTTAGAAGATCGTTTCAATCAAGCTAATTTTGCGCTTGCAACGCGCCATGCAGTTCCGCTTACTGTCGTTAAAGTAGGAGATGCTCAAACGGGTTGGGTTCCTAATGAAACAGAACTTGCAGATGTGCGCGATTTATTTGCAGCTTGGGAGTTAGATCCTAACTTTAGCATTTTCTATCATTATGGTATAAATGTTGAGTTCTATGGTTCTAACGGTAAGATGTTACCAATTGGACCAGAACTTGATAGAATTTATAGATTAAAGTTTATCGGATTACAGATGCACGAACAATTATTAGCGGGTGGTGGTGGTAGTTATTCACAAGCATACGTTAATTTAGAAGTGCAACGTCAACGTTATTTGAATTTACAGTTAAAATTAGAACAATTTTTACATGAAGGTATGTTTAAACCTGTCGCTGATCTTTGTGGTTTTTATCGTGTAAGAAAAGCTACCTCAGGCTATAATGGTGTAAATAAGTATACTTTTGGTAATAGTGATCCTATGATGAAAAATGTACTTGCTCAATTTTCTACAGTAAATGATTTACAAGATAATAAACAATTCCGTGAATTCGCAACAGCTAAGGCAAAAGAACATGAAAAATTTTCTGAACAGCAAGAAAGAGATTATGTATTTCCTAGGATTGACTGGGGAGCAATGTCAGCGGCTACTGATGAGAATCTTAAAAATTACATTAAGTGGTTAGCAAAGGAAAGACCTTATTTAGTAGATGATGCAACACTTGCACGTCTTGGTAATTTAGATAGAGATACGCAAGAGCAATCTTATCTAAAAGATCTTGAAAGAACTGCTGCTAGAATAAAAAAGGTTTCAGAAAAAGGTTATACAGAAATAGCAAGAGCAAGAGAGAAGAAAGGCACAGGCGGTGGGGGTGATATGTTTGGAGGTGATATACCTTTAGGTGGAGGTGGTGATATGGGAGGCATGCCTTTAGGAGAAGGTGAACCTAATGCCGCTATAGGAGAAGGTGGACCACCAGAAGCAGCAAATGCAGAGAATCCTCCGTCAGGAATAGCTGCTGCTATATCTGAGAAAGATTTAATAAAAACTGTTTCAAGTGATGATATACATTTACAGCAAGAGAATTCTAATCTTCTGAAACAGCGATCTAGCTGGGTAACTTCTATTGAGAGAGTTATAGATTCAGAAGATACATCTAGTAATTGAGAGAAAAAGGAGTAAGAGATGTTAGCTAAAACATGCACACAGCAAGTACGTGCTATACCATTTAATAGCGTTACTGCACGTCATGAAAGAAAAATAGTACCTGTTAATAATAAAGAATTTAGATATCTCAGGTTTCGTGCTATAGGGAACATGGAAGTTACTGGTTTCAATGGTAATTTTGATGGTTTTCCTTATGAGTATTTTGAAGATGATGAACCTGGTTACGGTTATTCTTCTTTTCGCGGTAAAAGGGCTCATTATGAGCACAATTCGGCGGAAGGTATTATCGGAAGTATTGGGGATTTACCTGATGCTTATCTCAATAAATTTAACTATCCTGATGATATAAGAGATAAAAAATGGTCTTCTCTTCTTAAAAAAGAAACTAATGATCTTAGAAAAAAGATATTAATGCTTCCTAATCAGAAGATGGGTGATATAGAAGTACTAATGCGTATTGATACAACGCTTGCTAAAAACTCTTCAACTAATCCTAATGTAAAGAAAGCAATCGAAAGAATAACAAGAATGATCGATACAGGGCAAGATTTGACTTGCAGCATGGGAACTAATGTACAGTATAGTGTATGCAGTGCTTGCGGTAATGAAGCCAGATTTTCCTCAGACTATTGTAATCATTTAACTAAAAGAAAAGGTGCTCTTACCATTATAACTTCTAACGAATTAAGAGATATGTTAGATAAGATGATATTACGCCCAGAATGGTTGCCTCATATAGTAACGTCATCCTACGATGTAAAGGATATTTTAGAAGGTATAAGCAATAGAAGTGTTCCTGTAAAGAACGGTGAGATAAATCACAAACTTTCTTTCTTTGAGTTATCAGTTGTAGCAATACCAGCATATTCTGATGCCAAGATGTTAGAAAAATTGGCAAGAAAACAAAATGAAGAACATAAAGAATATTTAAAGAGAATAGCAAGTGAATTTGGAGAAGATACAATACTTGATCTTTATTCTTTATTACAAGAACAAGGAAAAATTTCTAATATGTGTCAGGTAAACTAATATGAATAGTTGGCGCCAAATATTAAGCTGGCAAATGTCTCCTATTTCAGAAGTTAAAGAATATTTAGAAGATGTTGTAGATGATATGAAATCATATGAAGATGATGAAAATTTATCCGACTATACAAGAAGGGGTTTTATAGCATATTTAGAAGAGTGTTTACAAGATCCTCGTTTAGAGGTTAATGCTGTTTATATAAATAATAAAGAAGCAGTGTTAGAATATTTAAATGAGTTAGCAACAACTGAAGGAATTACTAAGCCATGAACATTAAAATTAAAAAAATCGGAAATCTTTATCAAATAGATGATAACGAGACTCCAATTGATGCTATTACTTTAAGAGAAACGATATCTTCTATTATGAGTTTTAAAGATCCAGAAACAAGTAAAATGATGGATAATATTGATGAAAAAGGTGAAGTTTCTTTAAATACAGATGACGCCAAAGGTGTTATAGTAGATCTCTATGAAGTAGATTATCCTGCACCTGCAGATCCACAAAAAGCTACGCAAGATTTAGCGGGTCATCTTGATGAAAAAAAAGATTTTGTAACACAGTATTTATTTCCTGGCAGTACAACAGAAGATGTAATAGTAGGACTTCGGCAGGATTTGTTAGAAAATAAAAAGATGCCAGGACAGTCTGAAATGATTACACCAGGTACAACCAGTAAATTAAAATTTAAGATAGCGTGGGCAACTGCTGGTCTTGATGAACAACAGAAAGCATATGTATTAAGAACAGGTAGAATGCCTCAAGGATTATTAGATAAATGGTTTGGTATGGATCTTTCAAATTGGATAAGATTTACACCTCCCAGAGAATTTGGTACAACAGGAGACGTTTGTATAGGCGCTGATGTGTTTAGATATCTTATATCAGCACAAGTAGGAGAAGATGTTGAAGATTATGAAATAGATTACCAAACATTAGTAGATAATGATATAAATCCTTTAGACTTTTTAGAAGTATTATCAGAAGTTATCAGTAATGGTCCTGATAATATTCGAGAGAATACTACACTAGATGATCTTATTGCTGATGATGCCACTAATGTTAAAAGCATACACGTTACAAGGAGAGCAGGATAAAATGGATAATCTAGAAGGTACAATTTTTGAAAAATATGACTCGATATACTTCGATTTGGATAAAACTATATGGGAGTGCTTTTCTTTAAAAGGTACTTCTATGGGTGCTTACAATATGAATCCACCTTTTGAAATGCTTTCTGGTGTGTTAATAAAAGATATTGATGGTAATCATTGTAAACTGCAAGATGGTGTAAGAATTGTTTTTAAGTTGTTAAATGATAACGATATGAATATGGGAGTAATCAGCAGTGGTGAGAAAGATAATACAGTTCCTTCTGCACAACCCTCTGTTTTACTTCTCAAGAAATTTGGTCTTTGGAATTATTTTAATCTAGGCGTTTTATGTAAACAAGGTATCAATAAGCGTAATTATATAAAAGGTTTTGGTAAAACATTGTTCATTGATGACGATGATGAAAACATACAAGAAGTAAAAGTAGATGAAAATATAGATGTCTTAGATAGAAAAGCATTTGAGGGGTGGGAACAAATATTACAATCTCAAAAAACTAATTTATCTTTCGGGCTCTCAATGTTTTTACGTAAAGTAGCTGCAGAAGAATTTCAATATAGTTCAGGAGCAGATACTTTATTAAACATTTATAAAGCAGAACAAATTTACTCTTATGTAAAGCATAAAATGCAAATGGGTGATGATATTTCTGATAATGAAAATATAAGATATTTGAAAGTAAAAGAGGAATTACCACGTCTTTTTGAAGATGCAATAAAATTTTTACAAGAAATGTTACAAGCGACATTAGATTGGGAAAATGAACATCCATCCAGAGATGATGAATTATCTTCATTGCGAGAAGGAGATGATCCGCATTCTAAACTAAAAAATGATTTTATGGAAGCGTTGCTTACTTTGATGCAAGCTTCTACAGGTATATACAACGAAGATAAATGGGCTTCTATTTTTATTGCCATAGATAATGTAATTAACCTTGTACATATGGATTTTCCTTACATAACACATATGATGTGGGGAGATCAACAGAATGTAGATTTGAAACTTGATGAATTTTTTAAAAATAATGATATGACCTCTTCTGATAAACGAGATATGTCTGCGCAGCATTTAGATAAAGTAGAAGAGAAATGGGAAGAATTTATGGATTACCTTTCTCGTGCTGGAAAAGGTTTAAAATTTATGCAGCAGGAGTAAATGAGTGGGAGCTTTGTGGAAAATATTTAAAGAAGCTTTAGAGTTACCCAAAGGAGAACAATATGATGATTCTTCTCTTATGGATATCTCTCCTCCTGAAACAGAAAATTGGTCACCTACCGAAAGAAAACGTAAGAGATTACCTTTACAATATCAACAAGAAGATGATGATAACTTAATGTTCTTCGAAAAAGGTTTGCATCAAGATATTAACAGATCTGAATCAGAACGTCCTCTTACACCCTACGGTAATTTGTTAAAGAAAAGTGACGATTTTGCAGACGATGTTGTTAATAGATTAAGCGCATTTGATGCTATAATTCTTATGACACCTAGAAATCAGATAGGAGATTCACATTTAAAGGCTTTTAAAGGGAACGGTATAATAGATTATAATGATACAGATGTATGGTTTACTGAAAAAGGCATTGATTATTTAAAAAAATGGTTCCCTAAATATTATGATCCTGAGCATCCCAGAATGTTTTTAGGGTTGAAACAAGCTTCTCAATCTTTATCTTGGCAGATACAAAGAGAGAATCCAGAAAAGGGTGATTACGTTGAAATCTTATTAGATGGTCATTTATTAAGCGTTACAGATTCATTAGTAGGTGAAAAGGGTTATATAGAAGAGGTTAATAAATATCGTATATGGAGTGGCGGCAATAATGGGGAAGAAGCTGGCACAAGAGGTGTTGTTAAAATATTGCTTGTGTATGGTGGTGATATTAGTGCTTACAGTATTGAAATGCCACTTACTAATTGGGAGAAATATTTTAAGATAACACGTAAACGATTAGAACCTTATTCTAAAAAAGGTAGCAAAAAAGAGGCTTGGCAAAGTGATATATTTGAGGAAGACGAAGATGGTGTATTCTGGTACCGTCCTAAGAGTCCTAAAGAACAAGCTGATTTAAATAAAAGAATGCATGAGAATAATAAACGTTATGAAAAAGAACGTAAGCAAAAGAAACGTTTATTAGAAAAAGAATTACCAGAAATACTCAAAGGTATTACATACGCTGAACTTCCTGAATATATACGTAATTATTTTGAACAAGAATTTGGGCATATTTTCAAACAAGTTCCAGAAGCTTATAAGTATGTAACTTCTCTTACAGTAGACATGAGATTACATCACGGTAAGTACGGTGACTGGGCAGAATATTTTAAAGATGAAAATCGTATAGAGTTTTATAAAGAATGGCATTGGGATACGCTTATATATGAATTAGTTCGTACCGGTATCGAAAATCCAGAAGCAATTAGAAAATATTTTATTGATAAATATCTTAATCGTACAATTGTACACGAATTAGTTCATTCTCTACAGAATTACTTTGAAAACATAGGCACACAGCATCCATATGTAGCACCACATCCACAAGATGAACACCCAGATTATTATAATCACGGAGATTTTTATAAACAAGATCCTGGTGAGATACAAGCTTACGATGTGGGTGATAATTTTACATATCCCGAAGATGTACAGAAACAGAGAAGAAAAGATTTTGGTTTTGATAAGTATTATTCTCTTAAATTTGCAGATCCTTTAACATATACTGATAAGAGTGATGTATCAGATGGTGAACCCTTCAAAGATCGTGCTTTAATGTTTCATACAGAAGAAGCTACTGATATTGATAATCCTACAGATAATATGTGGATTGAACAAGAACCTAATTTCTTTCCAGCACCCTCTAATGAAAATGAAATAGTACAATTGGATAGAGATGACAATACTATTTTGAATAATGAGAATAAAAGAAAGAAAACACTTACATGGCAGATACATTATGATAATGACTATGTATTATGTGTTGCTGATGATGGTGAAGGTGGTGGTGAAATAATTGAAAAGGGAACATTAGAAAAGCTTAGAATAAAATGGTGGGATTTATTAGTTCAAAATGAAGAAGTAGATGGGTATGCATTAAAAGCTACAGAAGATGGAGAGCATGCAATTATAGATCAAGAAGATAATGAAATAATGTTTAACGGCAAGGTTGACGAAGTTAAAGAATTTTGGATGCGAAGTTTTCCTTTAGGGAGAGAGGAATTAGGCTATACTGTACTGTTTATAGATGATTATAAAGACGAATATAATAATAAAGAAGCATCTCTGAAATTTTCATCAGACGATCCTTCATTTGATGATTATGATAACAGAGATAATACAAGACATCGTAATGATTTCTTCAAATATGATACTGATAAACCTGGTGGAGAAGATGCTTTAGAAATGCCAGATCTTTACTATGAAGATCTTATGTATAAAAAAGATACAGACAAAGAATATAAAGAAAGAAACGCATTAGACTGGACTGGTAGAGAGAATTTACAATTAGGCTTCGGTTCATTAAAGTTAGGTTGGCAGGCACGAGGATATACGTGGGAAGAATTCTTACAAGTAATGAAGCCACATCAAGTATGGAAAATGACATATCCTACAGAATATCCTACAGAATATAACTATTTGGTGTTAGGAGAAGGTGTACATTATAATTCTGAAATGGGGGTTCTTAGTCCTGCTAATTTTTCGAAAACACCTGATATAGATACAGAAAATTTAACACAAGTATTTACTAGTGGTGAATGGCTTAATCCTCTTTATCTTATAAAAGATCCTACTGCAAAACTCTCTTGGCAATTACCTTATAAGATGGAATTAGGAGATAGAATAAAAGTGGCACACCCTGAAGGTGATGTTATTATAGATCTTCTCACGGAAGAACCTTTATTGTTCCCCGATGGAGGAGGGTTTCTTGGTCAAGTAGTAGAAAGTAATAATTATTATTGGTCAAAATATCAACATTTTTATATATCTAATAATACTGATTGGCCAGTAACAAAAATAGCTGCAAAAAAACTTTCTTGGCAAATACAACCAGAACCTAAGTATATGAAAGAGTATCGTTTTTATATTGATGAAGACGCTTTTTTGAATTATTTTCTTGATGAACCTGATCCAGAAACTACCGATGATATAGCGTATACGGATGCTTGGTCTGATTTTGTAAGATACTGTCTTGATCAAGTAGAACAAGAGATTGTTACGAACAAACTTCCTGCAGAAGTAGGAGAGCCAGATCTACAAGACGCTGATGATACTGGTAAAACTTGTGATATAGAAGTTACTGCTGATGCTAAAACACATGCGCTTTTATTTGATATTCTCATATATCATAATAACATGTGGTTCAGATCTTCTCATAATGTAGAAAGTTCACAGAAACTTTCTTGGAATACTTTTCTATCCAGAATCGGAGATGTTCAAGAAGGGGATGTTATTACTGATGACGCTAACGATAAATACAGAATCAAAGAAATAGATTATGATCAGAAAAAGATTTTACTTGAAGAAGTATTTCCGTCAGGTAATTTTGACGGTCCTTTTTGGGTAAATGAAGCAGATATGCAAGAACACGGTTTTGAAAAAGTATCTTTTCAAAAAGAAAGTTGGGGATCTAGCAGGCGTATTTGGATAAGTTATTGGGTTATTAGACCGGACCAAAAGTTAAATACTTCAGATGTTCAGCAAAATTGGACAGTCGTAACACCTTTATTACAACAATTTGAAGGCGTTGATCAAATTACGAATATAATTAAAGAAAAGCTTCGTAATTATTTAAAAAAAGAGTATCCTGATGCTTTTACATCAAGTTATTTTTGGGGAGATATGAAAATGTGGGCATTAAATAGTGAAAATATTGAATTTTTAGACAAATATTTTACAGAAGAAGAAATCAAGAAGTTAAAAGAAGATTCTATACTAATAGTGGATAAAAAAGAATTTCCAGTAGAAGTAAATAATCCTTTGACAAATATAAACTAGGAGTTAACATGAAAAAGAGTTTTTGGAGAAGCACATTAAAAGTATTTAGTAAATCAGAAAAGTATACGGATGACTTTAAGAATTACAAAGTACCTAGTTCAAAATCAGAATTGCCAAATCGTGCGGACTTTTCTGGTGACAAACAACCCTCCTCAGGGGATCCTGCTAAAATCGAGTTAAATCATTGGCATTCGGGCAATAGTGCTTATCAAAAAGATAAGAAGGTAGAAAAATCTAACGAAAAGATACCCTCTCCTGTTACACAAGAAACTAATAAAAGAGAATTTGTAGGCAAAGATGCTGTAGAAAAGACATCAAATAAAAGGCATTGGCGTAAAGTATTTGCAGATGTTAGTTTTCAACAAAAATCAGATGGGGAAGTTTCTATTGATGTTACAGGTATTGCTACACCAGATGATTCACTTTCTGAAGAAACTTTAGAAAATGAAGAGATTCCTCCAACAGAGAATTTTTCTAATTGGAGAAAACGATTGACAGCATCAGATGCAGATATGGATTTCAAAAGAGAACCAGATGGGACTATGGTACTTAAAGTAAAGCATCTTAATAATGCAGATAATTTAGAATCGCCTAATACACTCGAAGAAACACCGCTCGCTCAGTCCCTACAAGCTCCTGAGGTGGAAGCGCCCTCTTCATCTCAGGAGTCTTTTACAGAAATTCCTCAAAATAATGTAATGGCTTCTGCTAATTGTACTTCTGCACATAAAGATATGAAAGAACATATCCTTAAAAAAGAGGGAAATTTAGCACTTATTGCAAGAGAATGTGCAGATAAAGTTGGCATTTTTATAGAAGCTAGTAGTAATAATAAATTACCACAAGTATTAGCACAGGAAGTTCATGCGCGTAATGGCAAATTCTGGAGAGAATTAATTAACGAATCCTTGTGGATTAATCATTTTGATAATTATATGAGTATAAATAAATGAATAATGATCTGTCTTTTTCCGATAATTTATCTTTTTCTGACTCAGATAATAATGAGGAAATAGATCACGCTATAGAGCAGATAAGTTCTTCTCTGTCTTTTCATATGAAAGATAATCCTTTGGTACCTACATACAAAGCGTCTAATAAATTATTAGGCACTTTTAAGAAACGACGTAAAGAAATTGCGAAATTGTTAGAAAAAGAAACGTTATCCTCTCAGGAACTTTCAGATCTTAATTTAGAAATGAAAGTAATATCAGAGGTTCTTGATCAAAATATCTAAGATCTTTGCCAAATTTTGCCCACCTTGAAATTTTGCACATCTTTATCTATATCTTGTATAGTTTATGAAAGACTTTGTACAGAATTTAACAAAACTTAAAGGAGAATTAAATATGTTCCCACAGAAAAAAGAACCCGTTGTTGCTCTTGATAAGAAGCAAGCTCTCGAAGCGTTAGGAGAGATGGAGGATGAACTTACTTCAACTAAAGGAGATGCTGAATCTTTTTTAGGTGATATAAATGAAATGTCTCCTGATGATATGGATTTTGATTTAAAAGATGAATCTTTGTCCCCTGAAGATAAGGATACTATAAAAAAAATCAAAACTCCTGAAGACGCAAAAAAAGCCCTTGATACTGCTAATAAAGATATTGCAAGTGTTATTGATGCTTTGGATGGTTTCACAGGACAAGCTACCGAAGAAAAAGAAGCCATAGCATTTAAAAGAATGAATGCTAAATATTCTTCTTCTTTAATAAATTTAGCAAAGCAAACCGATACTGTTATTATTGACGCAAAAGCAGCTTTAGCGCATTGGTCTTTTTTGAAAAAAGTTAAAAGACCTTCTAAAAAAGCTTCCAAAAATACACATGCATCAACAAATGATCCTATTGATGAAGCGTTTTCTACTGTTGAAAAATCATTAACTTTTGTTGAGAAAATTGCCTCCGCTTTAGGTTACAAAAAAGTTGAAGCTACCGCTGTTCCTCCAACAGGTGCTGACTTTTCAGGTGATAAATGGCCTAATGGTAAAGATCCTAAAGAAATTGAAGAACGCGCTTGGCATTCTGGTGGTGAAAAATTCAATAGAGATAAGAGTTTTGAAAATGCTCGTCCTAATCCATCTGTTGACAGACGTCTTGATTCTTCAGAATATCCTAGAAATGACAAACCTTATGTAAATGCATCCTTTAAAGTAAATCCTGATAATAAATTTTCTTCTTATTGGGAAATAACAGATGCAAAGAGTGGGCGTAAACTAGTTGCTGATTTTGCGAATGTTCCTGGTGATACTGGTCCTAAGAATGATCAAACTTTCAAAGAATTTGCAAGTAAACATTATGGAAAGAAAATTGCTGAAACAGTTGTTACAAGTGGTCTAGAAACCGTACAGAAACAATTAGGTGGTACTATTAGTAAAGTTACTAAAGAAGGACTTAAAGTAGTTGCAGCTGATAAAGGTGGTTTGAAATCTTATTATACTGATGCATTTGGAGATTCTTCTTATGCTTCTGAACTTACTTCGGGTGCTGGTGTTACTAAAATGGATACTAAATATACACCTAAAGATGATTCAGTAAAAAGTAAAAAAGTAGAAACTAAAGATGGTCCTGGTAAACTTTCCGCAAAAGATATTGATATCGAAAGAGCACAAGCAAGACAAGCAGTTATACTTGCACGTAAGTATGCTAGTAGAGGAGCTATTCCTTTTACTAAAGAAGCTATTTTCAGTAAAGCTGGAAATCTTATGAAACTTACAGCAGATGCTTTTAAAACTCGATCCGAATCTTTAGATGATATACCTATTGTTAATGAAGCTGCTTTGAAACAGGCACACATACCAGATGCAGAGACTGGAATAGTAGGAAACACAAAAGAAGCAGTTCGTGATCAAAATGCAAAAGTTAATACAGAAGATATTGATGGTAATGTAAAAGGTGATGCAAACGTTAAGAAATCAAGCTTTGTTCCTCAAACAGCTGTTGAAGGTACACCGCAGATTAAATATCAGTTTAATACTGTAAAGAGTAGATTAGGTAACAAAGGCATAACATCAGAAAAATTAAGATTGCCTAAAAGAACATAAATAAATTTTATCGTTAAACGTTAAGAAAAATATTAATTAAATTATTGGAGTAAATAATGTCAAAAGTAATTGTTTTACGTGCAAACGCTAAAGATTATCATAAAGTCGCAGCTGGTACTATTACCACAGGTTGGCTTCCTGGTATAGGCATGCAGTATAGTGCTACAGGAGCTTACGTTGAAGTAGCTAATGTAGATAGTACCATGTTTATCGCGGGGGATGATGAGGATGAACTCGTTGCACCTCCTACAGGATCTTTAGTAACGTTGTATTACGGTGCTGGAACAAAACTCCTTATTAACCACAAAGAAGAAGTAGATGCTTCAAGTGCATCTCGTGTATACGAATCTGAAGTAGAATCAGTTTCCCCAAATGCTAATTTGTATGTTGGTGCTACTGGTCTATGGCAGTCTACTGTTACTGGTTCGGTTAAAGGAAAATTATTCCAGGTACCTGCAGCTGCTAACAATTATGAACTAGGCGTCATACTTAGATTCTAATTGTAGCGTAGTATTACCATAAGCCTCCGGCCTTAGAAACAGGACCGGAGGCACTATTTTGAGAGAGATAAAAAAGTTTTCAATCTATATCGTTTACAGTTTATTTGTAAACTACCACGATGCTTAGATTTGATTAATTAACAAAAGTATCGTTCAATTAAATAAAAGGAGTTATATAAATGATACTCTTAAATCAAGGACAGAACAAACCTGGTGACGGATTCTCTATAAAGAAAGAAGCTAGTAATGTTCCAGTAAATGACCCCTACAAGGCTTATCAACAGTCAGTAGCGGATGATTCTATTTGGCAATCTTTAACAACTGAAGCTGGAAGACAAGCTCTCGGAGCGCAGATGGCTGTGCCTATTCGTGAAGAATTGGATTACGTAGGTACTTCACGTAAATTCTTTGAGATCGATGTTTTAGCGCAAGGTCAGATTGCAAGATATGACAAAGATATTAACGTTCCGGCTTACGTTGTGTCAAAAAGAGGCCGAGTAGAAGAGTGGAATGTAGAAGGTGAATATGTTGAGCCTACTACTTGGGAAATTTTCTCACCAGCTCAGATCAGATTATCTCAAATTCAACAGAGAAGGTTTAACATTCTTGACAGAACCCAGGAAAAGATAAGAATCCAGACTCAGGTCCAGGAAGACGATCAATTCTTAGCGTTGTTAAATACAACTGCTGCTGCTAACACTACTGCTAACCCAACAGTAAATGGTACAGCTGGTGCTGGCTTGGATAAATCTTTCTTAAACAATCTAACATCTACTATAATGGATCATGATTTACCATGTTATGGTATTTTGATGAGATTTGATTCATTTAAGGATATTAGAGGATGGGATAATAGTGATTTAGATCCAGTAACTATGAGAGAGATTATGGAAACGGGTCTTTATGGTAGCATATGGGGAATCGATATCATCGTTTCTCGTAGAGTTACACATAAGACAGTTTATGCTCTTGCAGAACCAAGATTTTTTGGAGTTATGCCAGTAAGAACTGAAATGATCTTAATGCCAGATGACGACCCAAAACAAGCTACTATTGGTTATGTTGGTTACGAAGAGATTGGTATGACTGTTGTTGTACCTAATGGATTAGCAAAAGGAATTCATTCGTAATAGCTTTTTAAGCATATCACGATAGATGTTAATCTCTTCAAATAAGAAGGCAGCTTTTTTAGGCTGCCTTTTTTTATTTCTATCTGGAATTAAAGAGCATAATCGTCTATATCTAATAGAGAATTACTATAGCAAAAAAGGAGTGTTTTAATGAGCATTTGCCAAGATCTTAGGCTTTTTAATAAAACTGGTAAACGCACTGAATATACTATTGAAGTAGATAATACTTATTTACCATCAGAATCACTCGCGGGATTATCTCTTTACTGGAGCTGCAGACGTACTATCACTGCAACAACTGATAGTATTGCATTAAATAGTATACTTAATCCTAGTCAAGTATATATAAATAATGCTTCTAGCTCAATAAAAGTTATTCTTGAGCCTCAAGATACAATAAATTTATATCCTGGTGCTTATTATTGGGAAATTAACATTCATTCAATTTACACAGGCTTGGATATTTCATATCCTACAATAGCTTATGGTGATATAATCTTTCAACGATCAGTTAAACCTGATCTTTATTTAGGAGATGACAACATGACTAATGTTTTCGGTTTTATCAAAGCTGATACATCATTAGGTGATTTTAGTTATACATTACCAACAGCACTTTCTTTTATTGGTAAAATATTTATTATTAAATCTGATGATTTAACAGGCGGTCAAGTACGTGTTTACCCTGCTACAGGCAGTGGTAATCAAATTGACGGCCAGACCATTTACGAAATCAATTCACCTTTCACAGCATTGTCTTTATACAGTGACGGTGATAATTGGTGGATATCTAATTAAAAGGTAGGTATACAATGAAAAAATATTTTTTATTATTTATTATTAGTCTATTGTGTACTTTAGACGTGTTTGCTCAAGGATTCTCAGATGAAAAATTTGAGAAGTATGTTGGGTTTGCAAGAGGAAAATATCCTCTTACAGTAGCAGGCCTGCAAAGAGCAGTAAACTCACTACCATCAGATAGTGGTGTTGTATGGGTAGCTTACCCCGGAATCGATACTACTGGTTTAGGATTTATTCCTACTAATGTACAATTAAGAGGTTGGATTAGTGGTATAGAGATAGGAAGCAGTTTTAATCCTGTATGGGGAACAATCACAGGGTCTCTTTCTAGTCAAAATGATCTCCAAGTTATAAATGATAGTTTAGCTTCAGATATAGCAACCTTAGTAATCGTAGATGATTCATTGGCTTCTGATATTGCTGCTTCGACTGTGATACAAGATTCATTGGTTTCAGATATAGCAACCTTAGTAGTCGTAGATGATTCATTGGCTTCTGATATTACCAACTTAGTAGATAAAACTACTACTCAAACAATTACTGGAGAAAAAACATTTAGTAATAGTAAGACTGTATTTAGTGGTGATAGTGTAGGCATACGAGGTGATTTAGATGTTGATGGTGGCGTAAATGTTGGTACTCTTGGTAATAGCATTTTTACCGAGATAGACGCAGAGATAACTGCTCCCAATATAATCGAGGGTTCAAAATTAGGCTACTCAGGCGTGTTTTCAGTGGTTAATGGATATGATGGTATAAGTCATACTACGGGTACGCCAAGTTATTATATGCAGGGGTCAGAGACTATAATAGCAGTTGTGAATGATACTATGCCATCAGGCATAGCCAGTAATATAGGAATATGGTTAGATGATACAAGCAATTCTAAAGTGACTGATGGATGGTTAGTGAATAATCCAGCGTGGGTCGGGTACTCATCACGCTTTAAGTTAGGTGATTTACCAGAGGAACGAGGGGCTGGAAGATTTGTAGGTTATAGTGGTTATATAGATGAAAATTCTCTTGATGACACCGATTCGGTAGGGTATGATATTTATGGTTATACTTTTAGAAGTGGTTTGGGAACAGATAGAAGATGGACAGGAAACTAGTACACTTTTTATAGTGATATGAGTTCGTATAGTTTTTCAACTAAACACATTGGGACTAATTACCACTTCTATGGACTTGGGGATTACCCAAGTTACTTTGGTGGGAATATTTATACAGATGGTGA